GTGCTGATGCTGCAGCAGGTGGACTTAACAGAGTTAATGCTGCCTTTGAAGGCTTGAGCAGGAAACAACTTAAGACATTTGACACCAACCGAAAGTTTTTCAGAGACAGCGAAACTGGTGCAACAAAACTTCGCATGGAATTGTTGAAGGTTGATGACACCTTTAGTGGTGTAAGCGATACCACTGGAAAAGCAAAAGACAAAATGCAGGAGTTCATTGACAAACTTCAAGGTGTAACTAAATCTCAACGCTCACTCAAAGACGCAACTAGCAGCGTTGAACAAGCAAACGACAAGTTAGGTGATGCTTTCGCCAATACTGCTAAAGCGCAAGCACAGTTCAATAAGGTCACTAGGGGTTACGCTGCAGACAGCAAGGAAGTCATTTCACAGAACAGGGCTGTTGCTGACGCTCAACGCAACCTAGTTAAAGCCAACATTTCTGCTGCAGATAGTGTGAAAACACTTCAGGCTGCTGAGGAAGCATTACAGAAATTGCGTGAAAAGGTCAGCCCATTTGATATTGAGTCAGGTGAAATCCAGTTGCAGAAAGCAAAGTTTGATGTTGAGCAGGCGAACTTCGCTGTTCTTGATGCAGAAAAAGAACTTGCTGATTTGCGCAATGATCCTAAATCAACTCCTCAAACAATCCGTGAAGCAGAGATTGCTTTGGCTGAATCAAAGTTTGGTGTCCGTGATGCAATCAAGTCTGTTTCAGATGCAGAGGAGGAACTGAACAAACTCCGTACAGATACTCCTACATTGCAGCAAATCGCTGATGCAGAACGGGTTGTGGCTGATGCAAAGTTGGCTGTTGAGGATGCAAACATTGCTCTCGCTGATTCGCAGGCGAATCTCAATGAGCAGCAAGAAAAGTTAAATGAACTTGTCAATGGTGCAAAAGAAGGAAGTGACGCATATACAGATGCATTGAAAGAACTCACTGATGCACAGAAGGCAGAGCGAGATGCAATCAATGATCGTGTTGAGGCTTATGAAAGATTGGCTGATGCAACAAGGGATTTGGCTGCAGCAGAAAAAGAACGCAATGAGGCTGGCAAGGGTTTAACACCAAAGCAAAGAGCAAAGGCTGAAGCGGAGGAGGCTGCAAGAATCGCTGCAGGTTTGCCACCAGCACTTAGCACGCCAGCAATGTCAGCAATGCCAGAACCATTTGAGTTTGATTTTAGTAATCTTGATTTTTCAGGTATTCAATTTGACTTCAGCAATATCGGTAGTTTGACTCCGTTTGCAACGGGAGGCATTGTCACGCAGCCAACCCGTGCGCTTATAGGCGAGAAGGGGGCAGAAGCAGTAATTCCTCTTGATCGTTTGGAATCAGGGCTGACAGTCAATGTGACGATCAATGCTGGCATGGGTACTGATCCTGCGAAACTTGGTGATGAGATTGTTGATGTGCTTACTAGGTATCAACGCAGGAATGGTGCGCTACCACTGAAGGTGGCATAAATGACAACGCTTGCTTGGGGAGAAAACATTGTTGTCCTGATGGAACTTGGTTTTGAGGTCAATGTTTTTACATTGGACTCCGCTGCTGATGGCATTTTGGATAGTGATTATCTGGATGGGACTTTGGTTGGTGATGATGTTTCTCCATACTGTCAAGAGATAAGCATTAGCAGAGGTCGTTCTGATCAGTTGCAGAACTTTAATGCTGGTACTTGCAGTGTGCGTTTACTGAATCGTGATAGAAGGTTTGACCCAATTAATGAAAGTTCTCCTTATTGGAACGCTGTAACTGGAAAATCTGGTGTTTCTCCACGCAGAAAAGTAACGATCATTTCTGATGGTGTGGAATTGTTTGTTGGTCGTATTACGGATATTGATGTTTCCTATGACCCATACAACCCAAATGCAACAATGGAAAACAGTTATGTGACAATCACTGCATCAGATGATTTTGTTTTGTTGGCAAACACTTCCACAACTAATGCCATTACGCCAACACAGCAATTGTCTGGCGCACGGGTTTCAGCAATTCTTGATTTGCCTGAAGTGAATTATCCTGCTTCTAGGGATATTGATACTGGCTCAGCAACTTTGGGTGGCGGTGCAACATTTGATATTGCATCAAATACAAATATTTTGACTTATCTGCAGCAGGTTGCTGCCAGTGAGCAGGGGTATTTCTTTATTGCAGCAAATGGTGATTTGACTTTTACAGATCGCATATCTGCTTCTTTTGCAACTATCAGTGCAAACTTCTCTGACACTGGCTCAAATATTCCCTACACCAGCCTGTCGGTTATGTATGGTCAAGAGTTCCTATACAACAAGGTTGTGTGTGCTGTTGAGGGTGGAACTGATCAGGTCGCTAATGATGTTGCATCTCAAACCAATTATGGGATTTCAACACTTAGCCTTTCAGGTTTGTTATTGGTTGATGATTCTGCAGCATTGACTTTGGCAGCCGATCTTTTAGATAGATACAAAGAGCCTGAATATAGATTTGACAAATTGCAAACTATTTACAATGCATTAAGTTCTGTAAATCAGGCAGTCTTGACAGGGTTGGATGTGGCTGATGTGGTGAGCATCACACGCACCTACCCAACTGGCACACCTTCCAGTGTGACTAAGGCATACAGTATTGAGAATATACGCCACATAATTTCGCCTAGTTCCCACACAGTTGAATACGGTTTGGCTGTAGCGGATTTGGTGTACGCTTTCACGCTTGATGATCCGACATATGGAATAATGGATTCAACTAACGCTCTGACCTGAGTGTTACACTAGGAGGCACTATGGCAGGCGCAGGCGCAAAACTCTTTACCAGTGGCAGTATCTTGACTGCTGCACAAGTCAATACTTTTTTAATGGATCAAACCATTATGACTTTTGCAACTACAACTGCGAGGGATGCAGCATTCGGCGGTGCAGGCGAACCAACACTTGCTGAGGGAATGTATGCCTACACATCTGATACAAACACACTTTGGTATTACACAGGTTCTGCGTGGGAATATGCAAGCGCAACATCTCAAGCATTGAACCTCAATGCACAAACTGGAACTACATACACTTTTGCAATGACTGATTCTGGAGAGTTTGTCACGCTTTCCAACGCAAGTGCGATCACTGCAACAGTGCCACCAAACTCATCTGTTGCGTTTCCTATTGGTACACAAATCAACATGGTTCAGTTAGGTGCTGGTCAGGTAACTGTTGCTGCTGGTGCTGGTGTAACAATTCGTTCACAGGGTTCAAAACTTAAATTGAATGGTCAATACTCTGCAGCAACTTGCGTGAAAATTGCAACAGATGAATGGGTGCTTGTCGGCAACACGGCGGTATAGCCATGCAAGTACTTGGTATTCCAAACTCATATGCTTCCGCACCACTAACTGCACCCACATCATTAAGTGCTGTTCCATCTACAACAAGCGTTGCTATTTCGTTTACTGCACCAACAAATGATGGTGGTTCGGCTATTACGAACTATGAGTATTCATTTAACCTTTCATCTTGGACTGCGCTCAGTCCTGCTGACGCAACTAGTCCAGTAACAATTAGTGGTCTTACTGCAAATACTGGATACACAATTTATCTGCGTGCTGTGAACATTGTCGGTTCTGGACCAGCATCTACTGGAGTTTCATTTACTACACAGCAACTTGCACCTTCATCTATTGAGTACCTTGTTATTGCTGGTGGTGGTGGCGGTGGTAATGGTGCGCCTGGAACTTCAGACGAAGCAGGTGGCGGTGGTGCTGGTGGATATCGCACTTCTGTTTCTGGTGCTACTTCTGGTGGTGGTGCTGCTGCTGAATCCCCACTATCAGTCTCTGCTGGTGTTTCATATACCGTGACTGTTGGTGGTGGCGGTGGTGGTGAATCAAATGGTTCTAACTCTGCCTTTCACACGATCACTTCTACTGGCGGTGGCGGTGGTCGTGGCTATGCGAATGGTTTTAGCGGTGGATCAGGTGGTGGTGGCGGTCAGCCATTTTGGACTGGTGGCGCAGGTACAGCATCACAAGGCTATGCAGGTAACTCTGGTGCAGCAGCACGAGGTGGTGGTGGCGGTGGTGCAGGTGCGATTGGCGGTGCTGCTACTGCTTCAAGTGCTGGTGGTGCGGGTGGCGCAGGTCAGACCAACTCAATTACTGGTTCAGCAGTAACTAGGGCTGGTGGTGGTTCAGGTGCTAGAGGCGAAAATCTTGGTGGTAGTGGTGGTGGTGGTCGTGGTGGCACTGTATTGAACGCAAACAATGCAACTGCTGGCGCAACAAACACTGGCTCAGGTGGTGGTGGTGCGTTTGCAAACAGTTTCTCTGGTGGTGGCGCAGGTGGTTCTGGTGTTGTAATCGTTCGCTATCCAAACACTTTCGCCCCAGCAGTATCAACTACTGGTTCACCCACTTATACAACTCCAAGCGGATTTCGTGTTTATACATTCAACGGATCAGGAAGCATTACTTGGTGATGGCACACTTTGCAGAAATAAAGAACAATGTTGTTGTTCGGGTGGTTGTTGTTAATAACAATGAATTACTTGTTGATGGTATTGAGGTTGAATCAAAAGGTGCAGAGTTCTGCAACAACCTATTTGGTGGAACATGGGTGCAGACCAGTTACAACAACAACATTCGCAAACAATATGCAGGTGTCGGTTTTACTTATGATGCTGATTCTGATGTGTTTATTGCGCCACAACCTTTTCCTTCTTGGTCTTTAGATGGCAACCATGACTGGCAAGCACCTACCCCAATGCCTGAAGGCGATTGGATGTGGGATGAAAGCGAACTGTCATGGGTAGAAGTTCCCGTTGGCTGATCTTTCTCCCTGTAGCAATCTTTGCTCTGTTCGCAC